CTTGGAGATTTATCATGAAACTTATATTTGACACAAACCAGGACGACCTAACAATACGATATTTTGTATTACTTGGTCTGCATTACTTCCTTCGAAACCGTCGTATCGACATCCTGTTGAGTCGTAGATTGGTTGAGTTTACTCACCTTTCCGTTCAGCAAAGACACGTTGTTATTGACGAAATTGAAGAAGAAATGACCCCGGCAGTGTTAGAGCATAATTCGTCTGATCTTGAATGGGACATGTTCCACGTCGTAACTGATTGTGGTCCTGTTACCGTCATGAAGCCAGACGGATACACATTGTTTAACCGCAGGAAGCTTGATTGGTCGAAGTTTAATTACGACTTTTCTAAACCACTTTTGGACTAAATGTATGTATCCTATGCAATTTAAGTTTAATAACAAAAAATTATTAAAGATTTTATTTGGTACTTTAATAATAATTTCCTTGTTAGACACGGCTCACGTGCTATTTTTGAGCGTAATAGCTGATAGTCTTTCGACTATACCACGCTTAGGTAGAGTTGTCCTTACTTCTGACAATACTCCACCTTTCCCTGTTAAAGGGGATAAATCATGACCACTGGTTCATTAACCATTGGCTCAATCGCTAGCCCGGGTCCTGGTTCATCTAGGAGCTGGGTTGGCGGTGATGGTCGATATACGGTTGATGCATTTGGGTTTCGGACGATTAAAGAAAATCCGTATTCCCTCTCACTCGCAACTTGGGAGCAAGTGGCTACGTCACCTCATGGCTATTTTATTAGTCCTGGGACGGCAACCACAACTGCTCTTGATTTTGGGTGGGTAGAAGCAAAAAATATCAATAAGCTGGCTCAAAAAGCTCGAACCCATAGTTTTCATTTGGGTAAGAATCTTGGTGAGTTTCATCAGACTGGTACTATGCTTTCGAACAATGTCAAATCAATTGGTCGTTTCCTCATGTCTCTAAAGAGGGGTGATGTCGATGGAGCCTGGAGAGCGTTGAATACGACTCTACAAAAAACAGGTACATCCATTACATCCTATCCTTCAAAGAAGAAAATGAGGTTTACGCGTATTTCAAAAGTCACTGAGCGTCAGGTTGACCTTAGTGATCGATTCTTGGAATATGAATTCGGTTGGAAACCTTTAATTCAGGATTCTTACGCAATGGCTAATGACATTTTTGATGCCACTAAAAAGCCGCGTAAGGAATCTGTTAGGGTCAAATCAACCGGGGTTCTCGAATATGACTCATCCAATTCACCCGCTAATTGGCGATGTCCCGGTACATGTAAGTATCGTGACGAAATACGCTATTGGTGGAATGAAGAGCTCTCAGAAGCTCGCAAGCTTGGTCTGGAAGACCCTGCCGGCGTTGCCTGGGAACTTCCCTTGGAGCTTTCTTATCGATTGGTTTATTCCAATTGGTACTTATTTAGACTCCTTGAATATGATTCCTTTATTGAAAGGAAATTGGGTTAGAACGAGAGCGTGGGAGAGTAAGAGCAAGGCTTTGTGGACTAACTATCCACCTAGTCATATCTATGACGAAATGGCTTCGGCTGTTTCAACATATGGTAATGTTGAGGTACGACGTACTGTCGGTACCGGCTTTTCACTTGCTGATATTCCTCTTCCTAGCGTTAAACCGTTGGAAAAATCGCTATCACTACTTCACATTGCCGAAACCATAGCTTTGGTCGGGCAGCGTGTTAAAGGCGGTAAAGCCTATAGTGGTGGTTTTAATTCTGATTTTTAAATGCGTAATAAAACAAATTTTACGAAGTAAAAACAACCAGAACCTTAACCAATAAGCGTGTTCGCTTGGGTGCAGGACCCTTTTTCTGCAAATTTACCTATAATAGGGGGCCATTATGGCTACAATGACAAATTTACTTGTCAAAGACGACGCGACTACTCCAATCGAGTATACTTTTGTTCCAATTTCTGATACGCCTAATCCTTTTTGGCGTACTGCTCTTTCTGGCGTGCCTATTGATGGCCAGCACAGATTGACTGCTTCTGTTGTTAAACAGAAGAACGGAAATTACAAAATAACCGCTAAGCTGGAAGTCTGTATTATGGAGACTCTCGGTGCGTCTGGTGCATCAAGTGGGTATGTTGCTCCACCAAAAGTTGCCTACACTATTCCCGTCATCATTACGATGTTTGCGGATAAACGTAGCACTATTGCTGATAGAGCCAATGCGATCAAATTCGCCGTTGCTGCTGTAGCCGGTGCGTCAAGCACCACTGCTACTGCTGCGATTGCGGTTGGCGCAGCTGGGGATGTGACCAAAAACTCGGTCCTTCCTTTGCCATACCTGTTTACTAACTTGGTGTTACCATCTTAGATTGTTTAGCAAACGTCTAGGACTGTATATCCCTTTGTTTGACGGTTAAACTTAATTTAATCTGATTTTACTTATTGGTGATCTCTATGTCATATACAAAAAATCGCACCACCGAAGAGTCCATAAATATACTGACTCTTGTTTCGAAAGAATGCGCGAAACTCGGAGGCCCACTGTCAAACCAACTGTATACTCTCGTAACTGAGAGGCGTTGGCTAGACGTAATCAAGTTCCATTTTGATTATTCGTGGGCTTTCACCAAAGACGACTTTCTCTATGCACGCCAAATACAAGCCTTGTTTTCAAAGCAAGACTTTATAAAATTAGGTGTGCACAAGGATATGGTTGCTCTGGATAAGTTTTTCGCATCTGATGAGAAGTGCAAGGATACGAATGAACGTTTACAGAATGCCGCATCCCTTTCTTGGGACGTTAGTGCAGTTTTATACTACGCACAACGAATAATCAACGACATTTTGGGCGTCAGTCCTCCATCCTTGTCTGATCTGAACTTGTCTTTCGGTCCAGGATCAAACACCAGCACAAATTCACTCGTTGCTTGTCCTAGGACGAAGCTATCGAGTAGACTTGAGTGTAGTATGGAGTTAGTACCCATGTTAGGTCGCTTACTAGTTGAGTTGCCTATGTTGTGCGATGTTAACGATCAATCCGTGTATCCTGAATATTCTGATACGTGGCATGTTGACGTTGATATCGTGCCTGGAATACTAACCACCGTACCCAAGACTTCACTTGAAGAGCGTACAATCATGATAGAACCCTCACTCAACGGCTTAGTGCAGTTGGGGATAGGTTCAGATATGAAAAGGCGTCTTCTGAAAGCCGGAGTCGATTTGTCCGATCAAAGTGTTAATCAGAGGTTAGCTTGTAAGGGATCGATAGATGGTAGTTTATCTACAATCGATTTATCCAGTGCTAGTGATACCGTATCGAGATCACTTGTTGCGTTACTCCTTCCAAGTAATTGGTTTGATTTATTAGATCAATGCAGAAGCGGGACAGTACACATTCCGATGTTAGACCGTATAGGAGACGAAGGGCGAAAGATACAGTACTTGCACCGTCTTGAGATGTTCTCAACGATGGGTAATGGCTATACTTTTGAGCTTGAATCCTTATTATTTTATAGTCTAGTAAAGGGGTGTTGCACGCATTTGAGATTGACAAATCCAACAATCAACGTTTATGGGGATGATATTATATGCCCCACCGAAGCTTATTTACTCGTAATAGAGGTTTTGGAAGCATGTGGCTTCATTCCTAACAAGAAGAAGTCATTTTCAACCGGACCATTTCGCGAGAGCTGCGGCGCTGATTATATTGGAGGCTTAGATATACGGCCGTATTACCAAAGGACTAAGGTAAGCGATCGTACGTTGTACACAATGCATAATTGGTTTGTGCGCCATGGTGAGATTGAACTCGCCAGAATCGCCAAATCGTTTACGCAGGAGCAGTTTCGTCTATACGGACCGGACGGATATGGAGACGGTCACCTCATCGGTGATTGGAATCCACGTCAGTCTAGAAAGTTAAAACGACTCGGTTTCGGTGGCGGCGTCTTTGATACTTATGAAGCTAAGACGCGGAGCTTCAAGCTTCCGCTTCCTGGTGACTACGTGTATCCATGTTACAGTATCTATATTAGCGGTGCAAAGAGTGCCGAGGCGGTTAATAACCGTATACTCGACCCTTCAGTTCCGTCCGATTGGAATACTATTCGTGGGACACGTGGTTATAAGAAGATATCTATCTACACTCAAGCAGATAGTATATTTGCTAACTACCCGGTTTCGCCTGCTGTTTTAAAAGCAAGACTTGCGCAGATAACGAGC